ATGCCGCGCACCGCAGTGCTGTTGCTCGCCGCGAATTCGACAGGCACAGAAACATGCGCCGTTCTGTGTGCGCTCGATGGACAATACCTGACGGTTTTGGCCGACTTCGTTTCGCCGCTCATGCCATCCGAATGTGTGCCCGATATGGCGAAACTTATTCGGGCCGTCTATCCTGGCAAGCAAGTCACCGCCTGGGTTCCGGCAGACGTATTTGATCAGATTGGCCGCAATCCGCTGGTCGGCGCACTGAAGGCGGCGAACATCCGGGCGAACCGCGCAGAGCATTCTGTGATGTCGCGCTCATCCCTGTCGCCGATGCTGCGCACCGAACTGCGTGGCCGCCGCTTGCTGCAAGTCGATTCCAATGCTCGCCACACTATGCAGGCGCTTGCTTCCGGCTACAATTTCCAGACGAAACCGGGCGGCGAGCGCAGCGCGGAACCGGAGCGTGGGCCTGCTCGGACGCTGGCCGAATCGCTTGAGTGCTTGACAACGGCTTTGGATAAGCAGGATAATGCGCCGAAACCGCAGATGAATGCATTTAATGCAAGTGGCATAGCGTATTATTCTGCATTGCCAAAACGCAATTTTTAAAGTAGCATCTGTTTTGTTCACGCCAGGATGGCGTTGACACTTCCCCTTGAGGCGCAATGCCCGCCGGAAACCGCACATGGCAAAGAAGCAATCTGACGATGGCTTGAAGAATCCTGAAAAGGATGAAAAGCCGTCGCCGGACAAGATTGAAAATTGGGCGTCCAAGCCGCGCAGCAAGCCATACAAGACCTGCGAGAAGTTTTACAAGACAATCCGCAAGGCGTTCGAGAACCGGCAAGAAGCCGATACCGCAATTTCCGAATATTGGAACATTTACAACGCAATACCGGACGGAAACCAGAAGTACAACGGGAACGATACTTGCTACATCCCCGCCGTCCGCGATTGCATTCGCGCCCGCTCCAAGCGCGCCCTGAAGCAAAATTTCCCGGTCAAATACAAGCATGTCGATGCTATCGGAACTGACGGTGTTCGTCCTACACCGCAGCTTTCCTTGCTGGAACATTACATCCGCGCCACAAAGCTGAAGTCGATTTGCCGGTCGGTCTACATCGCTGGCGACGTTACCGGGCAGTGGAACATTTACGTTGACTGGATGCATGAAGTCCGCGACGTTTCCGGCATGATCAAGCGTAACCCGGTGGTCGAGCAACTGGACAATGTGGTCGATCCCGAAGTCGAGGAAGAGGAAATCGTTGACGACAAGGTGGTCGAGCAAGGTCCGACCGTTACTGACTTCGCGACCGAGGATATGATTGTCATTCCTCCAACGTGCAACGATATCGAGAAAGCTGCCATCGTCTGCCAGAAGTTGCGTCTTTCCAAGCATCAAATCGAGGAAATGGTGAAGAGCGGCACGTTCGTTCTGCCTGACGGCGCGGACGACGTTGACGAATGGATGGAAACCAAGAAAACCCGTGAGGATAAAAATCCAGAGAAGGCGCGGGTAAGCGATGCCGGCATCCAGACGGAAGGAACGAACAAGTTCGCGCTGATCTTCGAGGCAACTGCCCGCATCGACTTCGGTGATGGAAAGAAGTCTTTGGCGTACATCTATTTCGCCGGCGAGAGCGAAATCATCGGTCTGATCAAGGCGCCGCAGTGGGGGCAGAAGCGCCCGCAGATATCCGCGCCGGTTGACCGCCTGGCAGGATCGTTCCACGGACAAAGCCCGGTTGAGGCCGTCAAGTGGATGCAATGGAGCCTGAACGACACGTTCAACATGGGGCAGGACAGCGCCATGTACTCGAACATGCCGATCACGATGATCGACCCGGAGAAGAACCCGAATTGGGCCACGCTGGTTATCGGCTTGGCGTCGGTGTGGCCGGTGGACCCGAACACTACGAAATTCGCGCAGTTCCCTCCTGTCTGGAAAGAGGCGGTCCAGAATGCCCAGGTTCTTGAACAGCGCATCCAGCAGGCGATGGACGTCAATCCCATGATGATGGGCCAGATGCCAGCGGGCCGGAAGAATGCCAACGCCATGGGTGCGCAGCAACAGGAATCGTCCGTTCCGATCTTGGATCATGCTGAACGCTTCGAGGAAGAGATTTTGACGCCGCTGCTTGAGCGCATGTTTGAGTACGATTGCCAATTTCGAGATGAAGAAATCACCATCCTGACGATGGGAGAGATCGGCGTCAAGGCGCAGATGCAGAAAATCCCTCCCAACCAATGGGGGAATCGGTACTTTTTCCAATGGGTTGGCACCGAGTACGTGCAGAACATGCAGCACATGCAACAGCAAATCTCGACCATGAATGTGCTGCGCGGCATCCCGCCGCAGCAGTTGAATGGCCGGAAGCTGGACATTGCGCCGATCTTGGAGATCCTGACAGACAACGTGTTCGGCAGCGAAATGTCCGGGCGCATTCTGATTGACGACAGGAACAAGTTCACCATCGGGCCGGAAACCGAAAACGAAATGATGATCAACGGAATCCCGACCGAGGTCCATGAAGCTGACAACGATGTTGAGCACTTGCAGGCGCACCACACCGCCGGCGAGAAATCCGGCGACCCGGCGGGCCTGATCAGAAACCATATGCAGGCGCACATGCAGCAATTGCAGAAGAAGCGGCAGATGGCGCAGGCGGCAATGCAGCCACAACCGGGGCAACCCGGCGTACCGGGCGGCGGCGCCCCTGGCGTTGCAGGCACACCGCGCCCAGGCGCACAACCAGCACCAGGCAAGGCCGCGCAGCAGCCAGCCGGAGCGATCCACCCCGACCAGATGGCGGGCGCAACACCACGCGGTTAATTTAATTACTTTGGAGAAATGAAATGAAACGTCTTGCCTTTTTGCTTACCTGCCTTGCGTTTTCCTTATCCTCGGCTTTCGCTTGCACCACCGTTTCCGGTATCAGCATCGACGGTAACGGGCCGGTCGTTCAACTGCAATAAGGAGCCGTCATGTCTTCAGCCAACACCACTTCTTACCCGTCCCGCACCATTGGCCGTCTTGGTAACAGCATCGTTACCGACAATTCTTCCGACTTCGGAAAGGATGGGCAACTGCGGAACATCAATGCGATGGTCAGTCAGGCGATCGTTTGCCTGTCTACCGGCTCCAGCACGGCGGCAACCGTTCCGGCGGCCGCCTTTCCCGCTGGCGTCTGGGATTTGCAGGCCGGCGCCAGCGGCGACTTCACGTTGACATTGCCGACCACCGCCGCGCTGCTTGCCGCTTACCCGAACACCATCCCGGCAGATGGGCAATTCAACTTCTCGATCGACATCATCAATGACACCACGACTCATACGGCAACCCTCACGGCTGGCGACTCCAGTACAACAATTGTGGGTACGGCGACCATTGCAAGCAACTATTGCCGAACGTATCAGGTCAATCTCAACCTTACCGCCAAGACTTCGACCTGGATCAACAAGGGCGTGAAGGCGCTGTAATGAAGATCACGCGTATCGACGACGACATCATCGCCCGCTCCTGGTCGTTTTTCTGGGTGCGGCGCATAGTAGTTGGTCGTCGGTTCGATATGCTGCCGCTCGCAATGCGCAATGCGATATTGGCACACGAACAGGGACACGTCGAAAATCGGCATGTTGAAAAGGGATTGCTTTGCTTGCTGACCAATCCCTGGAACTTTTTCAAACTGTGCCGAAAGCAAGAGCTTGAAGCCGATGAGTTTGCCGCGACGTTCGGGCATGCATTGGCATTGGTTGATTTTTTGCGTTTCGAGAAAGAAGGGAATCGTTTTTACCCTTCCCACGCGGAACGTCGGCAACACCTGAAGCAGTACGAACACACTCGCTTTGCGCCCGTCAAGCGCCCACTCGCCCGCTCGGCGTAACCGAACATAGGAACAGGAAATGAACAAATTATTGTGGAAATTGTTGCAGACGGTTTTTTGCCGTGGTGTTGACGAAGATGTCGAAACCGAAGCCGAGGAAGTAGAAACGGAAGAGGAAGAGGTTGAAGAGGCCGAAACCGAAACCGAAGAAACCGAAACTGAAGAGGTTGAAACGCATTCCGAGAAACCGGAATCGCGTGCGCAAAAGGAAATCAGAACCCTTCGCGAACGCGCCCAAAAGGCAGAGGATGATCATCGCAAAGCTCGTGAAGAGTTGGAGGCCGCACGTCGGCAACCATCGCAGAGCGCCGGACCGACCGAAGCACAGCGCCTTTGGCAGGAAGAAGAGGAATTGCTGAAAAATCCCGATGCAGACGGATGGGTGAAGTACAACATCCAGTCGGCACGTAGCGCCCGGGCCGCTGAGTTCAACAGCCAGCAAGCACTCGCTGAAGCTAGAGATTTGAAAGACCAAGCGGAATTTGATCGCATTTCCGTGACGAACCCCAAGGCCGCAGAGCGGTACAAGGATAAAGTCGAGGAAATGAAGAAGCAAAATCCGAATGCGCCGCGCAAGGCATTGCTTGCGCTGCTCATGGGTCAAGATATGCTGGATGGAAAGTTCAAAGCGGCAACGAAATCCACGAAACCAAGCGGCGGCGCTAATCGTGGCAAATTGCCCGGAGCCAAGTCGGACGCAACATCATCCGGCACGGCGAAGGGCGATAGCATTGAAGCCATCGAGAAACGCCTGAGTGGGATACGTATTTAATCAGGAGTTTGCCATGAAGAAATTTTTACTGTCGATTTTTACTCGCGGCGTTACCAATTATTCGCCGGGCGCGACAAACCAGACTATCGCCAACGATATCGAGTTGCTGATTGCGAAAAAGACTCTTCGCATCGCGCAGCGCAAGATCGTCATTTCGCAGTTCGGCGAGAAGTTGACCATTCCGAAAAACCAAGGTGTGATCTACACGGCTACGCGTTATGAGCGCCTGCCGCTGCCGTTCGCGCCACTGTCCGAAGGCGTGGCCGCTGCCGGTCAAGCAGTCACCATCGCCCAGGTCAATGCGACCGCCCAACAGTGGGGAGACTTGGTGCGCGTGACCGACGTTGCCGACATGACGATCGCTCACCCGCTCTTCAAGAAGGCGACCGATCTGCTGGCGATTCAGCAAGTCGAAACCATTGAGCGCAATGCGTTCGCTACCCTGATGACCGGCTCCCAGGTGAACTATGCCAATGGCCGCGCCAACCGCGCCGCCCTGGTCGCTACCGACGTTTTGACGCCGCTGGAATACGCCAAGATTCTCGGTTCGCTGACCACCTTTGGCGCCCCGATGTTCGACGGCTCCGAAGGAACGGACATTTTTGAAACCGCCGGCGCAACCCACAAGCCGAAGAATCCTTCGTCGATGGCGCACTACATCGCGGTCATGCACAACCTGGTTGAGCAAGACATGCGGCAGAACAGCACCATTGCCACGGCTTGGGCCTACAGCGACGTGGACCGGCTCTACAATAGCGATCTTGGCTATTGGGGCGGCATGCGCTCCTGCACCAGCAACATGGTTCCGTACTGGACCGGCGTTGCGACGGTCGGCGCGGGTGCGCCGTCCGCCACTGGCGGCTCATTGGCAAACGGCACCTACTATCTGCAAGTCACTGCCGCACCGACCTTGACATCGGTCGAGCAGCAGATTTATCAGGTGGCTACCGTGACGACTGTCGGCGGCTCCGGCGCCGGTTCGATCAGCTTGACGCTTCCGACCTTGGCCGGGTACGTGTTCAACGTCTATATCGGCACCACGACGGCTCCAGTGAACTTGGCGACAAGCGCATCTGGCCCGGCAACCGGCCCGCTGGCAGGCCAAGCAACGCAGTTGGCTTCTGGCTCGACTGTGATCTTGACCGGCGTCGGCGTGTCGCAAACGCCGCCTGCCGCGCCCGCCACTGGCGTAACCGTGTTCCCCACGTTCTTCTTTGGCAAGGATGCATACGGCACCTGCATGCTGGACAACATCAAGTACACCTACCTGACGATGCCCGACAAGTACGATCCGATGAATCAAACCAAAGTTGCCACATGGAAAACGATGTACGGCAACATCATTTTGAACAATGCCTATATGGCCCGTGCCGAATCGTCCAGCGCGTTTAGCGTCGGCTATTCGGCGGGTACGGCAACCGAGTAGTCCTTCCCT